CAATCGTATTTCTTCAAAAGCTGAACTCTGTTTCCCGCCATAATACCAGACCCACTAAGGAGTCGATAGTAAAGGGAATCTTCGGCTATCTGGTTTCCTGGATAAACATACTCGGCATTATCGTATGTTCTAAACTCACGTTGAAAATCTTTATAATCCATATCTGTCTTCCAAATCATTCGTCCTTGTCTTTGGAAGTTACGTTCATAGATTTTTGGAAGGTACACATCTTCAATCGGTACTTGTTCTGCCCACACATCGTCCCAATAAGCTTCTTCCTTTTCGTCGATATTGTACGCACCACTTTTTTGGTCGTAAGATTTTAAGTATCGTCTGGTTATCTTTCCATCATTATATCCAATGAATCGGCAACTTGTTCCGTTCACAACGCCGTAAAGGATTTCCCAGAACTTCTCCACCTTTTCATTATTCTTGAAACACCATTTATCATAGATACCCTGCAAAACTTTTATGCCAAAGACATCCAAGCCGTCTCCATTGAAGCGACCTGTATAGTTTTGCGAAGTTAATCGCCCGACAAAATTGAGTACTTCGTTTCGAACATAGGGAAGGGAAAATTCCAAACCCATTTCTCGGAGGTCATCAGACGGAGTCTTGAGCGCATTCCAAAACAATTCACGAGACTTTTTTAGAACGGTTTCAAAATCTTCTCGCTGAAACTGAATCATTGAGCCGGAACGAGAATTACGCCACTTATAAAAGTCAGCGTATATCTTTCCTCCTTCTTCTACTTCCATCTCCGTCGGTACACGGAGGTTCTCCATCATTATCTTATCGTCATTTTTTTTTGAGGGTGTCATACAATTTTAATTCCAAAATTACGAGGTAAAAAAATTTGTTCTTTAGTTTTTTCTCCTAGGTTGTGAGAGAGACCCATTACCAAAGGAATATACTCTTTCATTCTTTGAGCCCTCGGAATTTGGTAAAATTGTTCAGTGTTGAAATTTTGAACCGCGCGACCCTTTTTTGTAACGACGTAGCAATCATTATCTGGCATATAGTATGCTTCGAACTTATACCTCTCGCATACCTTCTTTATGAAGTCGGTGATTTCTTTTTTCATTTTAACTTTATTATACTATCTATTTTGTAGTATCGTCAATAGATGCAATTATCGTTTCACAAGTCAAGAGCATACAAGCCAAAGATACCGCGTTTTTTATAGCTGTTCCAGTCACTTTCACTGGGTCAATAATCCCTGCAGAAACAATGTTATCCACAACTACACCATTGAGTGCATCATATCCGGAAGTAGGTATTGCAAAGTCATAACCCCAAGTACCTCCTGCGTTATCAATTATTTTTTTCAGCGGAGAAGTTAAGAAAAGAGAGAGAAGAATCTGAACATCATTTTCTGATTCAGGAACAATGTCTTTATAAAGTTTTTCATATATACGATACAAAGCCATTCCACCGCCCGCAACAATTCCTTCTTCGACGGCAGCTTTCGTTGCGTTGACGGCATCATCAAATTTATCTTTGAGATATTTTGTTTCTGCCTCCGTATTTGCTCCGACTTTTAACACAACCGTTTTACCGGTAAGAGCAGAGAGCCTAACTTGGAATTTGTCTTTTTCATATTCTAAGTTCTCAGGATTTTCTACTTGTGCTCGGAGTGTCGCAACTTTTTCTGTTATATCACCAGATCCGTCAATCAAAGTTGTTTCAGTCTGATTAGAAATAAATTTTTGTATATATCCCAAGTGTTCTAACTTCGGCACACTGATTCCCTTTGACGCCAAGACTGCGGTTCCTCCCGTTAGGGCGGCGATATCTTCCAACGTGTCTTTGTTATAAGGACATTTAACAACAGCCGTATGGAAAACCATCTGCATTCTATTCTTAACGAGGAACGCCATCAAGTCGCCGGCAATCTCTTCGGCGATGATTACCATCTTGTCGTGCCCTGCCTTTTTAACTTCTGTTAAAAGAGGGAGCAAGTCATTTACCAAGTTCCAAGATTTATCCGTAATAAGGACAGGTATACCGAGTGTCTCTGTCGCCGTGAATACGCATTGCATTTTGTCGGCGTCGGTTACTAAGTATGGCGATTCCAATCCTCTATCGAATCGGTATCCGTTTACTTCTTCCTTTACAATCGTCGGGGCAATTCCTTCTTCGACAATAACGATACCGTCTTTTCCAGCTGAACGAACGGCGTCAGCAACAATCTTACCGTGCTCTGGGTTCTCGACTGATATGGTGGCAATACTCTCAAGCATTTCATCAGTATCAACAGGTATCGCCATCGCTTTTAATTCTGCAATAATCTTTTCTGATTCCGTTTCGATTTCTTTTCGCAACACCATTGGATTCGCTCCGTTCTTAATGGCATTGAGTCCATTCTCATAGAGAGAATAAGTCAGAACGATTGAAGTGGTTGTACCGTCTCCACATTCGTTGTTTGTTTTTTCAGACGCTTCCTTTATAAGGTCTGCACCTTGTCGCTCGAATGGATCTTCCAAATTGATTGAACGCGCAATTGTGACGCCGTCATTGGTAATTTTCGGGCGTCCGAAGTTTTGTCGTACAACATTTCTACCACGAGCTCCAAGGGTAGAAGATACTGCCTTATAAACTTGTTCGGCTCCGACTCGGAGTGCTTCTCTTGCTTCCTCACCAAATTTTTGTTNTGTGTACATAATATATTATGATAATGATAAAACTGCTTTGTTATATTCTTTCCAAGAAATATTTAGTTTCTCGGCCATTTGTTTTTCAATAATCGTCGCAAATTGATGTTCTAAATAGTATGGGGCAGTAGGGTCGTCGCCTGGTTCGGATTCATCTTCCGGTCTCCTTGCCAACTCGAATTGTTTATCAAACTCATCTATTTTTCTAATTGATACGCCGTGCTTTTTGCATAGATACCATTCAACTAATTCGTGTAACGCAATAAGAAATTCATAGTCGTCATTCTTCATCTCGGAAATATGGAAGAGCATTTCTTTCCCGTTATTGAAATAATCCCCGCACGTGTCGTACCTTTGGCGTCCGTGCTTAATTGTTTTAATCGTTATCGTTTTCATATCCTTAAATATTTTGTTAACTCGCTATGAAAGTTATTTGCTTTAAAATTATCTTTTATATCCTCTCGTTGACTCTTCAAGATTATCGGAACGCATACACAAAGGTTTTCCAAGGCGGAACGGTAGTCGGCTATCTCATCGTCGTGTCTGGGTTTACTCGACCCGACTTGCGAATTGACTGAGCCATATCGAGAAGTCGTGATTGCGTCATACAATTCCATTACTCCGTCCGACCCTTCGTTGAATCTCATTTTTGGAAGGAGTGCCGAGGTTGCGTGCCGTCTAGGTTCGTAATTGATAGCGTTTTTATTGCAGAGCATATGTATACCGTACTTAGCCAACACTTGAGCGATGGAAATGTTCAACGGCATAACCTTATTGAAGTGTGCTTGCTCACCGAAATATCCCTTTGGCTTTTTCCAAGACCGTATATTTAATAGTAGAGGAAGTTGATTGAGATATCTATTTTCCGACTCTTCATTAAACGGCAAGTCAGGATTTAAAAATGGGGCGTACCAAGTAGCATCTTTCTGTCTGTTGGCATAACATTCCAATATATTTATATACGAGCCGTCAAATTGACACCACCCGATGACTGTCAAGTCTTGACGACCGAAGTCCAAGAATGTATAAAGCGGTTTGTCTGGGTCATAAAACAATGTCGTAACAGTAGATTGTCTGATTTCAGGATAGTATTGGTCCATAACATTGACTGAGTAATCCACTTCAATCTCCTTGGTAATCTCAGGGTCAAATTTCGCCGCACTCATCTTATCGTCGTACCACTTTTGATCTTTCCAAGGATGGTCGTGCCAGTGAAGTGTTATGTAGTGTCCTCTCTCTTGGCAAAGTTTTTTAAACTTCTCCGCCGTCTTGCCTTGCTTAACCGATGAAACATATACCTTCGTTCTCGAAACAGACTCCAACGCACGTCGTACCTCTAAAAATTTATCAATAAAAAAACATTCGTCTATAAAAGTAAAAGAATACCTACGTGAGCGACCCGCATTAGAATTTGTACTTGAGCCGGTTATCGACGAGTGATATTGGGGGTTTGTGAGCCGGAGGGTTGTGTCCGTGCTTGTA